GAGCAAAACTAAATTTAAATCCCAGACAAAGTACAAACGTTATGATAGGAGATTATCATATCGATTTTACTGTACCATGCCAGACAGCATTGTATTATTTTAATACTAATAACGGATACACAGCATTTGAAGATGTTAATGATGTAATCTACAATGAAGAAAATACTATGGTTATTTTTCCATCACATATTAAACATGTAGGACACTCTTGTACTGATGCTGCATTTAGAACTGTATTAAATTTAAACTACATTACTTATTGATTCATGAATCTTACACAGGATGAACTTTGGGAAACAATTCACACTCTCGGTTGGAATGTCAGAGATGACAATATTGTAATCGAGATTGGTGGTACACAGGTATCTGGTATCCAACAACCTGAAGGATACAATAAGAAGTGGTCATCTCAAAAGGGTGACCGTAAGTATAATAAAGATGCCTTTATTGTATTGAAAAACCTCTCACGAAACGACGACACAAAATCACAACCTATGGATAGGGAGCACGCACCACATCATGGAACCCCAACTACCGCCGAGACCACCAGAGACACCAGAACAGAAGGAGCAGATGAAACAGATAGTAGTCAAACTACAACTTGACAATATCTGTAAGTGTGTAAATGGTAAATGGTATGAGACTTCTTTGTACCATTCTGATTACAGGACAGAAAAAACCAATCGTTACATTATTGAATTTAAAGAGGAATTAAATGATCGGAAATCTTGAACCAGAAGAGAGGGTTTTGAATCTTAAAACCAAAGAACTTCGTAGTGACCTTGAAGATATCTACAATGATATTGAAAGTCTTGCATTTCGTATTTACATGACGGGATACAATAAAGGTATCGAACACGTTAGTGAGTGATGTTTAGTCTTTGGATCCACCTACGAGCATTCTTTTCTGTTGTAGTGGTGAGTTGTGCTCACCCTGTCAACTGGGAGCATTGTGTTCGTGTGGACCAATGGTTATTACCTGAGGTTGTCCAGGGATATAAACTCTGGACAGGACAAGAAAAAATCTATGAAAAAGAAAAGGATTATCTAAATAGTTTGGATGATATCATAGAGTAGATGACACTTAAAGTTCCTGAAGCAAATACGATTACCTTTAGAAAGGTGATGGAAGCACTGGGTGGTGAAGATTATTCTTACTATTCGTTTGATGTAAAAAATATTGAAGATGCTGCGTCTAAAAAGAAAGTTCAAATACTTCTAAAAGTCTACGTTCCTCAGTCAGAAAGAAGTAGAGCAACTGAAAAGATTTCTAAAGCACTAGAAAGTGATGGTGTTGAAATCATTTCAGAAAATAACAAGATTGATGTATTTATAGCAAACTCTGACAATAAAAAAGTAATTAGATTAGAAATCAAACCTCCTTCAGGAGGTTCTGGTGCAGGTGCAGGCATCACTAAGATTGTTGAATCTGCACAATGTTTATATGCTGCTATGGTTTATGAATGCAAAGATCTGAGAGTTGTATCTGAGGCTGACTTGAAATGTGGAGCAGCATTTAGTGACACACCAGGAGTAAAACTTGATGATATCCTTTCTCTTGATGCTGAGTGGAAGAATTCTTCTCTCAAAGGTGGGGCATTAATTAAGAGAACACTTGGTGGTTCTGCAGGAACATATGAATTTCTTAGAGGTGATAAACTTATTGAAGCAGCAATTAGTAAAGCATTTACTAAAGTAAGAACTCAGACAAATCTTGCTACAGAAGACAAGTGGAACCCTGCTGATATTTGGGCAGTCAGAAAATCCATGAAAGCAACCATTGCTAAAGAACTCAAAGCAATGACTACGATCGATCAGTTAAATCAATACCTTCAAGTAAAGAATGCAGATAAAGATTTAGTTGGATTTTCTTTGAAAAAAATGGGAGGCAATCCAACAGCAAAACTTTTGAATGCTGATAGTCCTGCTGAGAGAAAGAAAAAACTACAAGCATCATTTGCAAAGTATGACTTGACATTTGATAATAAGAGAAAGGGTGATAAGCAATATCCTATGGATGTTTATTATTACTATGGACCTGGTAGTTTCCAGAAGTTTCAAGCAAGAAACTTTGGTGGAGATAGTAAAGGTGATTGGAAGTTGGAACTTAAGGGGCAGTTTGCTGCTCAAGGAAAAATTCAAGGAAGTATCGTAGCAAAAGTATTAGAGCAAGCAGGATTTAGAGGAGTACCTAAGGAAGCAGATTGGCAAAAGTGTTCTCCACGGGCAAATGAAAGAGTCAAGAAAGCAATTGATGAGGAAATTTATAAGTTATTGAAAAAGCATAATGCATCTGGACTTCCTAATGATGAAAAAGCAGCGATGCAAATTATTAAGATGCGTCCTCAGTCTTGGAAGTATAGTAAATTGTCTGGTCTCCGATTCTTAGACTATCTAAAGGGATTGAATAAGAGAGCAGATGATGCCATGAAAGCATTATATTTGTATGCTGGATCGCAGTCTGACAAGTCGTCGGTTTACTACAAACTCAGTTAAGGAACTGGCACACCCCTGGTTGCGACTGCCTTCTGCCATGCTATAATATGTGTATAGACAGAGGACGAATGCCAAACAAACATCTTGAGCACCTAGAGGACTCCATCTTTGATGGTCGTCGCGTTGCTCTTGCTGCTGTAAAGGAGGCACTGACTTGCTCACGTATCAGTACGAAATGGGATGGTGCTCCTGCTATCGTGTTCGGCACTAACCCTGCCAATGGTAAGTTCTTTGTGGGCACCAAGTCGGTATTCAACAAAAAGAAAGTTCTAATCAACTACACTCATGAAGACATTGACAAGAATCATAAAGGGAACGTTGCGAATATCCTTCGTTTATGTTTGCGTCATCTTCCTCGCATCTCTAATATTGTCCAAGCTGATTGGATCGGCGTCGGTGGGGGTAGTGTTTATCGTCCTAATTCTGTGGAGTATCGCTTTGCCACTCCGATTGCTCAACAAATTATTCTAGCTCCCCACACTCAATATGATGAAGTTTCTCCAAACGCTGTCAGTCACCTTGGGGTTAATCTACCTTCTACATCGGATTGCTACTTCATAGATACTAATGATTCAACTATTGGTAACTGGTCTGCAGTAAAACTCGTTGCTGAGATTCTTGCTTTAATTCCTTTCTGTAAGATTGCTAAGAGTGCAGAACTCAAGAAGCAGATCAATACTTTTGTCCGTATGGGTGAGATACCCAGTCCTGAATTGATGTTTAATGTATTCAATGCTAAATATAAGGGTGAGGTTAATGTGACTACCTTCCAGGTGTGGCATAAAATCTTCCAACTGAAACAGCGTCTACTCGATGCGATCGTTGTAAATGGAAATGTTGAGTGCTATATTGATGATGAACCCACACAGCACGAGGGGTTCGTGATAGTTTCAACCAATCCTTACAAACTCGTAGATAGATTGACCTTTAGTAAAGCAAACTTTAATCTTAGTAAGAATTGGTAGAATGAAAAAGTTCAGTGCTTTTCTAAACGAAGCCGAAAGATCATTCGCAGCAAAGTCTGCAGAACAATTAAAACTTAAGCATATTGGGTATGGTAGGTATGCGGACCCCTCGGGGAACATTACCCATATGTCTAAGGATGGAAAACTAGTACGTATAGACCCTAAGAACCAAGAGGCACCACAGCAGAAGAATGGAGAAGAAGAAACTGCAGATGGCACTGGTAAGGTCGATCAAGGCACGATATCTATTACATTTGGAAGATTTAATCCACCGACAATTGGGCATGAAAAACTTCTAGACAAAGTATCTAGAGAGGCAAAATCTAATGGTGGAGAGTATAGAATATACCCATCAAGGTCGGAGGATCCTAAAAAGAATCCCCTCGACGCAGGAACAAAGATTAAGTATATGCGGTTGGCGTATCCCGACCATGCGAATGCGATTGTTGATAGTCCCGACATGCGTACTATCTTTGATGTTCTTGCAGCACTCGATTCTGACGGGTATAGTAGTGTTAATATTGTGGTGGGAGGTGACAGGGTTTCTGAGTTCAATAGTCTTGCACAGAAATACAACGGAGAACTATACACATTTGAAGAAATCAAAGTAACTTCTGCAGGAGAAAGAGATCCTGATGCTGAAGGTGTAGAAGGAATGTCTGCATCTAAGATGCGTAAGGCAGCGGTTGAAGGAGATGCTGATGCGTTTGATCAAGGTCTTACGAAAGCACTATCTAAAAAAGATCGCGATACTCTGTTCTTACTATTGCGTCAGTCTATGCAAGTGAAAGAATCTTATGATGACTTTGCAGAAGCATCATATTATCTGCATGAGATTGCACCAAAGTTAGATCCTCAAGGTCTTCGTGAAGCATACTTCGCTGACAATTTATTTGGAGTTGGTAGTTATGTTGAAAATGTTAACACGGGGATCATTAGTAAAGTCGTTAGTCGTGGCAGCAATTACCTCATCACTATTGATGAGTCTGATCGTATATTTCGTACTTGGTTGAAAGACTTAGTAGAGCGAAATGATATTAAATTTTTTGACTTTACACCAGCAGGTGAAATGGGTACAGACAAACTTGCTAACTATATGAGAAAACTCACTCCAGGTGAATTCATTCGCAAGATAAATAAAAAGGACAAGGACACTAAGTAAGATGTATCATAACGAACTGCCCGATATGTCTGAGGCACTCAGACAGGTTTATGAAAAAAACGATGGCAATCTTGCCAACAATGCTCCTCCCTATGATAAGGTAACTAAACGCGATGTAGTTACTGGTCGTCTTGGTAAAGACGAAATGGGTGGTAAACGTAAGAAGCATGATTGCGCTAAGAAAGTCAGCTATAAGGCAGACGGCAGTAGCGTTGCAGAAGAATTTGATGTCATCCCTGAAATGCATACGATGCTTGAGGATGGCACAGTAACTCATTATGATATCACCAATTCAGAATACATCTACGAGAATGTCCCTGTCGAAGATCTTGAGATTCTGATTTCCGAGAAGCACGAGCACTTTGATAACTACGATAAGAACGCTGAGGTTCTTGATGAAGCAATGTCTTCATACGATAAGAATCGTAAGAGGGCAGCACAAAGAGCAGCAGACAGAAACGCAGCAAGAGCAGCAGGTAAAACTGGTGTAGTTCCTGGTGTGGGTTATGTAACTGCTAGAAAAGAGAAAGAAACATATACTGACGAGAAAGGAACTGTCCGTCATAAGTCTGGTGCTAAGAACGAAGCATTTGCATTCTCAGAAGAAGACCTTGCATTGTTTGAAGAGCATGGTGCTGAGATCGATGCACTGACCGATGAGCAACTCGTCGATGTCATGGAAGAATTCATTCTTGAGATGGCACAAGATGACCAAGATTTGATTGAAATCTGTGAGTCACTGGAATCCGTTGAGATGCTCTCAGAGGAAGAGCGTGACGCTGGTGCAATGGCACGAGCAAAACTCAACACACCTGCTGGTCCTTCTCGCATGGATCGCTTGAAGGGTGCTGCTAAGAAAGCAGGTGCCAAAGTTGGTGCTGCTGCAAAGGTAGCAGGTGCTGCTGCTAAGAAAGGTATCAAGGCAGCAGGCAAGTCTGTTGCTGATAATGCTGGTAAGGCAGTAGGAACATTCCAAGGTTCTAGAGAAGCAGCACGCATCAAAGCAAAGCGTGCATCGATGCAGAAAACTCCTGCTAAGTCATCTTCATCTGATGATGATGGTACTGGTGGTAAGTTGGATGGTGTTCTGAGCAGCATCAGAAAGTCTAAAGGTACAAGTTCTAGCAGCAGTTCCGATAGCGGTTCGTCTTCTAGTGGTGGCGGGGAAAGCAGTAGTTCTTCTAGCAGCAGTGATGGTGCTAAGAAGCCTGGTCTTCTGAGAAGACTTGGAAGTGCAGTTAAGAAGGGTCTAAAGAAAGCAGTCGGTAAGACCTCACGTTTGGTATCCAAGGGTAGCGATAAACTCGCCAAGCGTCTTGGTGAAGATTATGATCAGATTGCACACTTGTATGAGTCTGGACTCTTCTCTCTCGAAGAGATTGAGAATGTACTCGAAGAAGGTTACAAGGCACTACCCAAGAACAAAATGTTCCGTAAGGCAGGTAACTTAGGTCGTGAGGTTGTAAGTCCTTCGACTACTGATGCAAAGCGTCAGAAGTCATACGATCGTTCTAAGAAAATCGTCAAGGTTATGAACAAGGAAACTGAAAAGCAAGAAAGAGGTGAGAAGTAATGTTAAGTTTTAAAGATCTATCTGAAAGAAAAACTAAGGTTAAGATTAATCCTAAACAAGCAGAGATCACTGAGAAGAAAGGTAAGTGCATTCATACTAAGAAAGGACTTGATTGTCCTGTGCATGGTATGAGTCCTTGTCCTGATACTGAGAATGGTGACTCTGAAGGTGCCGACATGAGCGAAGCGAAAAAGAAAGACGATTCTTATCTGGAGGTGGACCCCAAGAAGCGTCAAAAGAATAATGAGAAAGCTCGTAAAGAGATGGACAAAGTTCCATCCCAAAAAAATCCTCACTTTGAATCTACAGGAGATCAAGCCTATGTCAGTCAAGAAGAAGTTTCAGAAGAAAGCACAGAAGAAGTCGCAGAAACTGAAACCCTCTTGACATTCGGACAATTTGACGAACTCTATAAGGGTAAGCACGGTCAGTCTGAGAAAGAATATCAAGACAGTCGCTCACAAGGTGGCAAGATGGTCTCTGGTGATTCTAAAGGGAGTGGTGCTAAATATACTCACGGTAGAAGAGTTGACGACGGTGG